ATCAAGCGAGGATGCAGCTTGATGCCCAGAAGGCGATAACGAAAGCAAGCTTCGACCAAGAGAAATTTAATCAAGAAATGCAGCTTGAACAAGCTAAATTGGCGGTCAGGATCTCTGAAGACAACGATCAAGGGCAACTGGAAAGCAAACGCATCGCCTCAAAGGAACAAGTAGAGGGCGCGAAGCTGGGCGTCCAGATCATGAAGGATATTATGGGTGAGTAGCTTCTCTGAAAACAACCTATTTGAGCATATTCGGAAAATCATCAGGCTTCAGATGAACGAACATGCCGATCATATTAGCGGTGGGGGTTGCAAAAACTTTGAAGAGTATTCAAAATGTTGTGGTATTATTGAAGGGTTAGCAATAACGGAGCGAGAAATACTCGACCTTCAAGCTAAATATGAAGAATCATAACGCCGCATAGGCGGCAATGAAAGCGACTCTGGACGCCTTTTCCAGTGCAAAGGAAGGCCTAATGGAAGCATTAGCAAAAGAAATCGAGACAATAGAGTCTCGCAAGGCAAATCAGTTGCCTGAGCCGAAAGGCTATAAAATTCTGATCGCGCTACCAGACCCTGAAAAGGAATTCGATGGTGGCATCCTCAAATCTAACACGACTCTCTACGAAGAAGAGATCGGATCTATCGTTGGGTTTGTCCTCAAACTGGGGCCAGACTGCTATAACGATGAGAGAAGATTTCCATCTGGGCCTTTCTGCTCTAAAGGAGATTGGATCTTGATGCGCTCTTACAGTGGCACAAGGTTTAAAGTTCACGGAAAAGAGTTCAGGTTGATCAATGATGACAGCGTTGAAGCTGTTGTTGAAGATCCGAGGGGGATTGTTAAAGCATGAGTGAACAACAGGCAGATGTAGAAAGAATGTCCGAAGAGGATAGGTTCTTTGGTGTACGCACCAAGATAGGCGGTCAGCAGGAAGAACCTGTTGAAGAAGCTGCGGATGAAGCTGTTGAGGCTGTATCAGAGGCAGAAGACGGAGAACTGACTGACGACGAACTATCTGGGTACAGCAAAAGAGTCCAGAAAAGAATTAACAAGCTTAAATACGACTCTCATGAAGAGAGGCGTAAAAGAGACTCTGCACTCGCGGAGCGGGACGAAGCTTATCGTGTCGCTCAGCAAATCGCAGAGAAGAACAGGGAGTATGAATCCCTGATAGGTCGAGGTGAGCAAGCTTTAATCGGACAGATTAAAGAACGCAGCGCCTTGGCGGTTGAGCAGGCAAAAGAGCAGTACCGGCAAGCTTACGAGGAAGGCAACACAGATAATGTGGTTGATGCTCAGCAAGCTTTGAGCAAGGCAACAACGGAGCTAACTGAGGCTGATCGTTATGCTCAGAATGCTGCAAATCAACAGGCCCAGCAGCAACAATACGAGCAGGCTTGGGCAGCACAGCAGCAGCAGAAACAACAGCAGCTCCAACAGCCTCGGCAACAACCGCAACAACCGAAACAACCCGACCCTGAGACTCAAGAATGGGCGTCGGGAAACCCTTGGTTCATGGCATCAGGTCATGAAGCGATGACCTCGCTTGCTTATGGTAAGCATGCAGAGTTAGTGAATCAGGGTGTAAAACCTAATTCTTCTGAATATTTCAGACAGATTGATGAAACGGTTAGAAAAGCGTTTCCAGATTATGATTGGCAGGTTGGGGATTCCCAACAAGAGCGAGCTTCGACTGCTAGTCAACCTTCGATGGTGGTGGCCCCCACAACTAGAAATAATGGGGCCAAACCTCGCACAGTGAAGCTTTCGCCATCTCAACGCTCTCTCGCTAAGAGGTTGGGGTTAACAGACGAGCAATATGCCAAATATGTTTAATTGGGAGATTACCAATGACTGAAGAGCGCACCCCTAGAAATGTACAAGAAAGAGATAGTGATGTCAGGCCAAGTGATTCTTGGAGTCCTGCTTCTGTAATACCCGATCCGACCCCGCAAGATGGCTGGGTCTTTCGTTGGGTCAGGACAAGTATTCTAGGCCAATCAGATGGGACACATACGTCCAGAATGTTTCGGGAAGGTTGGGAGCCTGTAAAGGCTGAAGACCATCCTGAACTCATGCTGGAGTCTGATATGGGTTCTAGCTTCAAGGGCAACGTTGAAGTTGGCGGTTTGCTTTTATGCAAAGCACCAGCAGGGAAGATGCGGGCAAGATCTAAGCACTTCCAGCAGGTAGCCGACAACCAGATGGAGTCTGTTGACAACAACTATCTTAGAGAAAATGACCCTCGCATGCCGCTCTTAGATCCTGAGAGAAGCACGAGGACAACGTTCGGTAGAAACTAACCCTTGGGTGGGGTGGTTTCTTAACATAGGAGGTCATATATATGGCTACTTCTGCTACCCCAAATGGGGCGGAACCTGTTAACACGTTAAGTGCTAGTGGTTCGTACTCCGGAAAAGTAAGACACATGAAAGTTGCTAGTGCTTACGGCACTGCTATTTTCTACGGCGATTTCGTCAAGCTAGTTGCGGCTGGCACGGTTGAAAAAGCCGCAGTAACAACTGCTGTTGTTGCTGGTACGGTTGGTATCTTTGTGGGATGTTCCTACACTGACCCATCTACAAGTCAATTAACATTCAACCAGCAGTATCCTGCCTCTACAACGGCTTCGGATATTATGGCGTATGTTGTTGACGATCCTAAGATAGTGTTAAAAATGCAAGGTGATGAAGCTATTGCTCAAACGGGTCTTGGCAACAACATCTCAGCAGTTAACACAGCAGGATCAACTGCAATCGGACGTAGCAAGAACGCCTTAGACGGTGGTTCTATTGCTACGACAAACACACTTCCGCTGCGTATTCTTGAATTCGTAGATGGCCCAAGCAGTACGGTAGGCGATGCTTACACTGACTGTCTTGTGACCTATCTGCCTTTAAGTCATGCGTACGAAACCAAGCTCGGAGTATAATCAATGGCTATTTCACGAGCACAAACGCTAAAGGAACTACTGCCGGGGCTTAACGCCTTGTTTGGTTTGGAGTACGAAAAGTACGAGGACGAGCACGATCTCATTTACGAGACCGAAAGCTCTGATCGCTCTTTTGAAGAGGAAGTAAAGCTTAGCGGTTTTGCTGCCGCTCCTGTGAAGAATGAAGGTTCTGCAATCTCTTATGATTCAGCGCAAGAGTCCTTTACGGCACGATACAACCATGAAACGATTGCTATGGGCTTCGCAATAACGGAAGAAGCCTTAGAAGATAATTTGTATGACTCGCTTTCTGCGCGGTATACAAAGGCTCTGGCACGGGCAATGGCTTACACCAAGCAGGTTAAATCCGTCAACCCGCTGAACAACGGTTTCACCAACTCCTACCAATCAGGTGATGGTGTTAACTTGTTTACAGCAAGTGGTGACGGTGTAACCGGCGGTGGCGGCCACCCTCTCGTTTCAGGTGGTACAAACGACAACCGTCCTTCAACGGCGGCTGACCTCAACGAAACATCTCTGGAGAACGCAATTATTGATATTGCTGCCTTCACCGATGAGAGGGGTTTGCTGATCGCTGCTAGGCCAAGACGTTTGATCGTGCCACCCGCTTTGATGTTTACAGCAGATCGACTGCTTGAAACAGCACAGCGAGTGTCAACTTCAGATAACGATATCAACGCTATCCGTAACATGGGAGTAATCCCTGAAGGATATGCGGTTAATCACTATCTGACTGATACAAACGCCTTCTATATCATCACTGATATACCTAACGGGTTGAAGCACTTCGAGCGTACTTCGCTGGAAACTTCAATGGACGGTGACTTCGATACGGGTAACGTGCGCTACAAGGCGCGAGAGCGTTACAGCTTCGGCGTATCCGATCCTCTGGGAATCTACGGATCTCCCGGTTCAAGCTAAACACTCGGGGGGGCTTTGCCCCCCCTTTTGTTTTTATCCTGACTGAATGTTTCACGTGAAACCTCAGACACTAGCCACGACAGGAGAACACAATGGCGAATTCTACTTTTAACGGCCCCGTCCGTTCCGAAAACGGTTTTGAAACCGTATCTAAAAATGCAACTACTGGCGAAATTACGGTCATCAGTGGTAACAAAATGGCTACTGAAGCCCTTGGCTCTGCTGGTATAGAAGGCACTGCCGAACTCTATATTACTCAAGTAGAACGTTTTAAAAGCGACACCACTACTGATGTAAACATTGTTAAAACGACAATCATGCTAGATCTCACTGGGCTGGACTCTACCGCTGGTGGGGACATTATTGGTGATGCTGACACTGGAGTAGCCTATATAGGCCGTGTCACTACAGCCGATAGCGGAGTTGTCTTTGGTGTAACTATGGAGTGTTACGAGACTCCTGCTGGTGGCGATCCCGACATTGATCTTTATTCAGCTACTGAAGCAACGGGTGTAGAAAATGACCCTATTACCGGCTTGACTGAGACCTTGATTATTAATGGTGGCGATGCTGCTGTAGGGACAAGGACTGTAGGCGGAACAATTGTTGCCGATCAATACCTCTACCTAGTAGCTGGAGCAACAACTAACGCTACTTATACTGCTGGCAGGTTGGTTATCACAATATTAGGCTACGATGTAGCGTCATAACGATTGCTTAAACTGCAAATTGAATGGTTGGTTGCGGGTATTCTCGCAGCCGCTGTTCTGTTGCATATAACCCTATGGGAGCGAGGTGACAAATGGCTGATGCAGTAGCCACACAAAAAATACAAGATGGCGGTAAAACCGCTATATTTCGCTTTACCAATGTCAGTGATGGCACGGGTGAAAGCGCAGTAACCAAGATAGATGTTTCGGGTTTATCAAGCGACCCGATGTCTGGTGCTGCTTGCTCTGGCGTAACGATACAAAAGATCTATTACTCCACTATCGGTATGGGAGTGAAGATATTTTTCGATGCCACGACTGATGTTCTTGCTTGGCAGCTTAACGCTGACTGGTCAGACACAATAGACTTTACTGACTTTACCGGCATTCCCAATAACGCGGGTTCCGGTAAGACGGGTGACGTACAGCTTACTACTGTGGCCCATTCTAGCGGCGATGTGTATAACATCGTTATGCAGGTATCGAAGAGTTATGGTTAATGGTTAGCAGGAAGCCCGCAAAGGGCAAAGCTAAAGTTAAAGTAACATCTTCCGGCAAAAAGGTTAGCTACGGTCAGTCTGGCAAAGCTAAAGGCGGCGGGGCTAGAGTTAAGCCGGGGACTAGCAAGGGCGATAGTTATTGCGCCCGCTCACTGGGGATCAAGAAAAGACTGCCAAAGAAAAAGCAAAACAATCCTAATACCCCTAATAATTTGTCCCGCAAGAGATGGAAATGTTCTGGGGCTAAATCCAAAAGGAAATAGGAAAAGTAGATGGCAACGAGCGGCACATACACGTTTGATCTTGACCTTGCTGACGTAATGGAAGAGGCTTTTGAAAGAGCGGGCATAGAACTCAGGAGCGGATACGATTACAGGACAGCAAGAAGAAGCTTAAACCTGTTGATGCTTGAGTGGCAAAACCGGGGTCTTATTCTTTGGACGGTTAGAAATACAACACAAGCTTTGACTGCTGGGACAACTGCCTATTCTCTTGGCGCTGATGTTTTGGATATTGTAGAGGGATCTATCAGGACAGATGCTGGGAGCGTAACGAGTCAATTCGATCAGTCAATGACCAGAATTTCTATTAGTGATTACTCACAACTTGCTAACAAGTTGACTCAAAGTAAGCCCCTTGAGTATTACGTTGAAAAAAATCCAGACGGAATTATTGTTCATCTTTGGCCTGCTCCAGACGGCCAAGAGACATACACCTTTGCGTACTACTACATGCAGAAGATAGAAGATACCGGCAGTCCCGCATCCAACAACATGGATGTCCCTGCCAGATTTTTACCCTGCCTAGTTTCTGGCCTTGCCTATCAGCTTAGCATGAAGTACCCAGAATCTGCGCCTAGAGCACAGATGCTTAAAGCCGATTACGATGAACAATTTACCCTCGCTGTGGAAAGTGATAGAAACAAGGCTTCTCTCTTTATATCACCGGGAGGCTATCAGTTTTGAGCCGATTCGCTAGAGGAAACCACGCCTACGGTATTTGCGACATGACCGGCTTCAGGTACAAGCTAAAAGACCTTGTGCCGGAAATTGTCAACCAAAGACCCACCGGCTTTCGAGTCGGGAAAGATGTTGTTGACCAAGACCAGCCCCAGTTGCAGTTGGGCAAGGTTAAGGTTGATGACCCGAGACCCGTGAGAGATCCCAGACCCGATAGAGCGCAAGCTGAGAGTCGAGAACTTTTTGCTTGGAACCCTGTAGGGGGCGGTGATATAGCATTCGGCAGTGTAACGGTTGGGCTGGATGTCGAGGCAAAGACGGGCAAGGTAACTGTAACAACGAGTTAAGGAGAACATTTGTCATGGCAAAGTTAGAAGTTTTTCAAAACGGGAATTTTTCTTCCGGGGAGCCTGTATATCAGATAGGTTCTAAATACAAAGACGGTGAATACGGTGAATACGGCGAATATGACATTGTTGTTTTTGACCCAATGACTAAACCGCAAGCAGAAAAAAAATTAGCTGAGATGCAGCCTGCTGCCGCCGCCCCTAAGAAGAAAGCAGCTAAACTAAAAATACCCTCTAAGGTTGAGCTTGAGCTTCTAACTAAAGCAGAGCTGGAAAAAGAAATGCGTAAACACGGGTTAGAGTTGGATCGTAGGGAGACTAAGGGCGCTCTTATTAAACAGTCAGCAGCTTTCTTGAAAGGCAAATAAGTTATGGCTTGGACATTTACAACTCTTAAAAATGCGTTGCAAGATTACCTAGAGACTACCGAGACAACCTTTGTCAGCAATTTGCCGATCATTATTACGCAGGCAGAAGACAGGATACTCAAGTCCGTACAGCTTCCAGACTTTAAGAAAAACTCTACTGGCACCACGACGAGCGGAAGCCCTTACCTGACAGCCCCGTTAGATTTTCTGGCCCCATATTCTTTGGCTGTGGATAACAGCGGGTATGAGTTTTTGCTCTTTAAGGATGTTAATTTTATCCGAGAAGCCTACCCATCTAGCTCAACGACCGGGATACCAAAGTATTATGGATTGTTTGATGCAGACAGCTTTATTCTGGCACCAACCCCCAACGCTAGTCTAACGGCAGAGCTTCATTATTTTTACAAGCCGGAATCAATTACAACCGCAGCGTCAGGCACAAGCTGGCTGGGAGATAATGCGGAAAGCACATTGTTGTATGGTTGCTTGGTTGAGGCTTACACCTTCCTGAAGGGAGATTCTGACCTGATGCAACTTTATGCGTTGAGATACGAGGATGCTCTAGCTAAGCTTAAAGCACTGGGAGAAGGCTATGACACCACAGATAGTTATAGGTCTGGCTCTGTCAGGCAATCGAGGATGTAATGATCGAGTTTTCCAAATCTGAAGCCGGAAATGTTACCGTGGTAACAACAAACAATACCGGCCTTTCAATAGACCATTGGGCTGAAAGAGCCACGAACACTATTGTCAGCGTTGGCTCCCAGAGCCATCCGGCTATTGCGGAACAGGCAAATGCCTTTAAGGTAGATGTGTTCCGTGCAATAAAGTATTACATGGAAGAGGCGGTCAAAAGCAGCAAGACAACAACAATTGCTGAGCTTGAGCAGTCTGAATATTTTGATATGGCAGAAATTTTGAGGAAAATGTAATGGCGATTACACAGGCTGTCTGTACGAGTTTCAAGCAGGAACTATTGCAAGGCATACACAACTTTACTAGCGGCAGTGGCGGCGGCACAACCACCACTACTGGATCTGGCAATGCGTTTAAGATTGCCCTATATACAAGCAGCGCATCTCTGGGGGCGTCCACCACTGCCTATAGCAACACCAATGAATCCAGCGGCACTGGGTATAGTGCGGGGGGAGAGGCGCTCACGAATGTTACACCGACGACCTCCAGCACCACCGCTTTGACAGACTTTTCTGATGTAACTTGGACAAGCTCCAGCGTTACCGCCAGAGGAGCGGTAATTTATAACTCTTCCACTGCGGCAGGATCGGCAAATAGAGCCGTTTTAGTGTTGAATTTTGGTTCTGATAAATCTTCATCCAGCGGGGATTTTACCATCACCTTCCCAACCGCTGATTCGAGTAGTGCGATTATCAGGATTGCCTGAACATGGCTGATGTTAATGTTGGCCTTGGGGGCTGGAACAGCGTTACCCAAAGCTGGGGAAATGGCGGCTGGGGCGAAGATGTAGCGTTTACAGGACTCACCGGCTCTGTCGGATCAGTCACTGTTGTTGAAGGCTCTGGGGTCACCGTAACCGCTACAGGTTTGGCGGCTACTTCTTCTGTTGGCAGCGTTACCATTGCAACAGGGGTTAACGTAACCGCTACAGGTTTGGCGGGTACTTCTTCTGTTGGCAGCGTTACCATTGTAGAGGGGGCAGGGGTTACCGTTACTGTCACCGGAAACTCTGTCGCTTCAACCGCAGGCAATACCACAGAAACCGCTGGCGGCGGCGTATCCGTAGGAGTTACAGGCGCATCGGTCGCTGTATCCACTGGCGGGGTAAACGTCTGGAGCGTTGTCGTCACATCACAAACACCGAACTGGTCAGAGGTTAGCGCATCTCAGACGCCAAGCTGGTCAGAGATTAGTACATCACAAACACCAAACTGGACAGATATAGCGGCATAGTTTTGCTGTTAACAAGTTAAGAGGAAAAAGCATGGCAACTTATGTAAACGACTTGCGATTAAAAGAAATCGCAACAGGCGATGAGTCAGGAACGTGGGGTACCTCCACCAATACCAACCTTGAATTGATTGGGGAAGCTTTAGGCTATGGAACGCAAGATTGCTTTGCATCAGATGCTAATGCGACCACAACGGTAGCTGATGGTGCGGCTGATCCAGCAAGAGCGATGTACTTTAAGGTAACCTCTTCAGCCACCCTGAGCACAACAAGAACCTTAACGATTGCCCCTAATACTGTTAGCCGGGTAATGTTTATTGAAAATGCCACCACCGGATCTCAATCTATCACCATCAGCCAAGGATCTGGCGCGAACGTCACTATCCTCACGGGCAAGACAACCATTGTTTATTTGGATGGCGCAGGTTCCGGGGCCGCTGTCGTTGACGCGCTGGCACTGGTTGATCCGGGCGTGACCGATACGCTGACGGAGGTTTTGGCGGCGGGTAATGCTACTGGCGCAACTGACATTGAAGTAACGGCTGCTCAGAAGATTCAGTTCAGAGATGCTGCAATCTACCTAAACTCAAGCGCCGATGGACAGCTAGATATTGTCGCAGATACAGAAATTCAGATTGCTGCGACTACCATTGATATAAATGGAGCTATCAATGCAAGTGGTGAGATCATCGCGGCTAGTTTGGACATTAGCGGCAACATAGATGTAGACGGCACAGCTAACCTTGACGTTGTTGACATCGATGGTGCCGTGGACATGGCTACAACCTTAGCTGTCGCAGGTAACGTAGACTTCAATGGCGACCTAGACGTTGACGGCACTACTAATCTTGACGCGGTAGACGTAGATGGTGCTGTCAACTTTGCCGCAGACGTAACCTTTGCCGATGGCGCAGACATCATCACGGCTTCAGCAGGAACAAGTAACTTCCGCGCAGGTGTTAACGCAGGTAACAGCATTGCAAGCGGTGGTAATTATAATGTTGTTGTGGGTGATGAAGCGGGTACTGCGCTTACTACGGGTGATAATAACACAGCCGTAGGCTATGCCGCATTAGCGTTTGAAGATGCAAATGGAAACAATACTGCGCTTGGCTGGAGCGCCCTTAAAAACCTAAATGCAGGTGCTGAAGGTTACAATACCGCCGTTGGTTCAGATGCTGGTAGAAACATGGGTACTGGCGTTAACAATACCCTTGTTGGTGCTTCAGCAGGCGATGCAATTACTACAGGGTCAACTAATACAGGGGTCGGAAAGAACGCTTTAGGAGCAACAACAACTGCTTCTGATAACACAGCGGTTGGTGCTGAAGCATTAAAAACTAACACAACAGCGGCAAACGGAACTGCGGTCGGATATAACGCCCTATCTAGTAACACGACAGGCGCAGGTAACACCGCCGTTGGCCGTAGAGCTTTGGCGGCAAACACGACTGCTGCTAACAATGTAGCCGTTGGTTTAGATGCTCTGTTAGCAAACACAACAGGCGATACTAATACGGCTGTTGGTAAAGACTCAATGAAGGCAACTACTACAGGCACAAACAATAGTGCCTTTGGAGCAAGGTCATTAGATGCTAATACCACTGGAACTAACAATGTTGCTGTTGGGGACACGGCTTTAGGTGCTAATACTACAGCAGATAGCAACACAGCAGTTGGCACAAATGCTTTAACTGCAAACACCACAGGCAGAGACAACACGGCTCTGGGTTTTAGCGCAGGAGTAACTAACACCACGGGCCTTGAGAATACTGCTATTGGTATGTATGCCCTGAGATTTAACACCACAGGAAATCATAACGTCGCTTTGGGCCTGCAAGCACTACACCGCAATACAACAGCATCAGATAATACAGCAGTAGGTTATTTAGCTTTAGACACAAACACCACAGGGGCAAATAATACTGCTCTTGGTAATGGGGCTATGACTGCTAACACCACGGGGCTACAAAATGTTGCGGTAGGTGATTCGGCTTTAGATGCTAACACTACCGGAAATTACAACGCG